GGACCATCAAACAAATGGGTGAAGGGAGGATCTAGGCGGCCCATTACTGGGGCTTAGGGGAAGGAGGGGGAGGAGGATGTGCGCAGACAGAACCGGGTGCACAAGCATCCGGATAATCTCTATGTACAACCTCATCCGGGGAAGAGAGAAGACGTGATTCTCGTACTAGTGTATTATACGTCATATTAGTGGGTTGAATAAACTCTATATCATATTCGATAAAGAGTCTTCCAGCATTCGTGGTCACAGTAGTACTATTGTAACTGACTTGCACACCGAATGCCCCTCCATAATGTGTATTGTCCGATGTCCCAGTGCCAGGACCTGTATAAAACCAGGGCATGGCATTATGGATTCTATTTCCAGGGATAGTTACGGAAATCGCCGCGTCCGGAGTGTTAACTGATGAACCAGCCCAGGTAGGGCCAGTGGCATAATCACTGAAGGCAAAGATTGCTTCAGGTGAGCCAGTGACGTACCATTGGTTGGCATCATAGACATCCGGGATCCAGGCAATCGTAACATCTCCATATGTCGTGGTTGGGCAGGTAGACGCAAACCCCATCCGGAGGCTGTGAATCTTGTACTTCGAATATGAAGTCGCAATATTCTTTAGCCACGGGAAGGCGTTGAACGCTCCTCCGACAGCAATTCTTGTCAAAGAGACCCCAGAAGTGGGAGAAGTAAGATAAGACACGACATCCTGGAAACGGACACGTATACCACTAGATGTGGGAGTTAAAAGTCTTCGCTGTTGTCCTCGGAGTATAGGTTTTGTGCCACCCGTGCCACTATTTCCAAAAGGAATAGTAGCCTGAATGGTATTGGACCGATTCCAGGACTTCGTATCCATGGGGCCTTTGCCCTTCTGGACCCTCCGCGAGTTATTATTCTTCCTTGTCATTCTAATTAATCAGTGCAGGCGTATCGCCCGGACCATTGCGCTATTCGACGGGACCTCTTGGTCTCTCGCTTAGCCTACAAGGCTAGATCCCAGCGTGATTAGAAATGAAGTCTGACGGCAGGCTCGTCAACTAGGGTACCTTGTCGAATATGGTACCACTGTGGGCGTAACTCGTGCCAATTGTTCTGGAGGACCGAATCTAATGCCTCACCCGAAAGGGGCGGTAAAGGATTTCGGCGGATCCAACGATTGAATCGTCGTCGGCCAAATACCCTCTGATGTTTGAGAGTTATCAACCCCTCAAACCATCTTCTTATTTGCATTAATTCCCTAGACAATCCTCCTGATCGAGAGTACGGATCGGGCAAAATATTCTCCGGAGTAAGCACTACATCTGGGACACCCCATTTCAAAAATGGATCCTGAAGTGGGATCTCATTTTGGTAGAGGGTCTCTATACGGGCATAGTCCGTACGGATTCCTTCGCGAAATGAGTATTTACCTAAACGGTGCGCCTCCATCCAAATCCTTTGGTACCGGGTGTATGTATGACCCGGGGGAACAGGTAGACCAAGACACCCGAGATTCGTGGGTCCAAAAAGGGACCCGGGGAACCCGGATATAATGGGATATCTCTCACGCAACATCCTAAGAGCAAAAGACTGGTATTTAGGCTCGACTCCTTTCCAGAAGTCCACTATAATACCCGAAAGTTGTTCCCAGGGTGTCACCTGTCGAC